TGGTAGTTAAACAAAAAAGCCCCGCACGCCAATGCAGGGCTTTTAATGAAACCTAGGCTGTCAGCCTCGCGTTTCGCATCTACTAGTTTAGACTAGGCTTTTTATCCTAGTCGATTCCATTTGATTGTAAATACTGGAGGTCTTATGAACTTTGATTTTGTGGCGGGTTTTGTTTTGGCGAGGGTGCAATCGTGACCAACAACGAACAGGCCGCAGCCCACCGCATCCTGCGAAAGCACGGCATTGACCACACGCTGCAAGGGCATCGCTTGCCACCAACAAGCAAAGACTTTGCAATTGAGATCGGCGTCTTTCGGTTTACAGACTTCGAGGAAATCCGTAGCTATATCGAGTTTAAGGGCCAAAAGCATCTCGACGCTGCGGATGGACTTGCAGAGTGGAGGAGAGTTGCGAATGCCCATAAGCCGTGAGCGACTGACTGAAATCGAGCAACACGCTAGACGCTTCGGGCCAGCGAATTGCTGGACAGGAACTAGCGGTACACTCTCGGCAATGATCGTTGAGTTGCTGAGGGAAATTGAGACACTACAAGCCGACAAGCAAACGGGCAACGGTTGCCCTGAGGGAGTTGGTCTAACGGAGGTGAGAGAATGAACTACGAAGAGTTTATAGACGCGAAGTCGCAGATGGGAGGTGATCATGGATTCGATCCAGGCGAGTTGCCAAGCTACCTATACGACTTCCAAGCGTATCTTGTGGACTGGGCACTGCGAAAAGGCAAGGCGGCAATTTTTGCTGATTGCGGACTCGGCAAGACGGCTATGCAACTTACTTGGGCGCAGAAGGTGGTTGAGCATACAAACAAGCGGGTTTTGATTGTCACGCCGTTGGCGGTGGCACAGCAAACGCAACGTGAGGCTGAGAAGTTCGGCATTGAGGCAAAGCGTAGCAAGGCGGGTGAATTGGAGTCGAAAATAGTAGTGACCAACTATGACCGCTTGCACAATTTCAATTCGGATGACTTCGCCGGCTTTGTCTGCGATGAGTCGAGCATCTTAAAGTCGGTTGACGGTGAAACGCGAAAGCAAATCACACGGTTTACGCTCAAGACTCCGTACCGCTTGCTATGCACAGCGACAGCCGCACCGAACGATTATGTTGAGCTAGGAACATCCAGCGAGGCGATGGGCGAACTATCCCACAGTGACATGCTACGCAGGTTCTTTCGACAGCTTGACAACAAGGGGCAGGAGAAGGAAACCAAGCAGCAATTGGAAGCGGAAAGGCTGATTCAGCAAGACTCGAACTACTACGGAAAACTTGCGTTCCGGGTGGCTCAGACAATCGGTCAATGGCGTTTGAAAAACCATGCCGTTCAGCATTTTTGGCGGTGGGTTGCTTCATGGGCTAGGGCTTGCCGAATGCCCTCAGATTTGGGCTTCGATGATCGAAAATTCGTTCTACCTAAGTTGATCGAACGGGATCACGTTATAGCCCCTGATTCCCCGCCGGAAGGCTTTCTTTTCAACGTCCCGGCGATGGGGCTAGGGGCAGAACGCAAAGAGCGAATGCGAACTTTAGAACAGCGTTGTGAGTACGTTGCAAATCTAGTCGATCACGACCAACCGGCGGTTGTTTGGTGTCAAGCAAACCCCGAAGGTGACTTGCTAGAGAAGATCATACCCGGCGCGGTGCAAGTCGCAGGGCGAACACCGGATGAAAGGAAGATTGAGATTTACGAGGACTTTGAAAGCGGAAAGCTGCGAGTCCTTGTCATCAAGCCGAAGATTGGAGCTTGGGGCCTGAACTGGCAGCACTGCAATCACGTTGTGACCTTTGCTAGTCATTCATACGAGCAGTACTACCAGAGCGTGAGGCGTTGCTATCGCTTCGGTCAAAAGAGGCCGGTGACGCTTGATGTTGTTGCGACGGAAGGCGAAGAACGAGTACTCGCAAACATGCGACGAAAGGCAGATCAAGCCGCGAAAATGTTTGAGGTTTTGGTAGCGGAAATGAACTCCGCTTTGAAGATTGAACGAGAAAACATCTATACAAAGAAAGTCGAAGTACCATCATGGCTATAAGCGATCAGATCATCAACGACCGATACGCAATCTACAACGGTGACTGCGTTGAAATCATGCGAACGTTACCGGATGAATGCATTGGGCTAAGCGTCTACTCCCCGCCTTTTGCAGGTCTTTACACGTACTCCAGCGACGCGCGGGACATGAGCAACGCAATTGATAAGGACGAGTTTTTTGAGCACTACGGATACTGCATTGACGAGGTGGCAAGGCTTACTAAGCCGGGCCGAATCTCAGCGGTTCACTGCATGGATATACCGTTGAGCAATGCGGGCTGCGATGCCATGTTCGACCTCCCTGGAGAAATCATTCGGCAACACTTGGCGAGAGGCTTTGAGTACGGCGGGCGTCGGGTAATTTGGAAGGAACCTTTGATGGTTCGGAATAGAACGATGATGAAGAGCTTGCACCACAAAACGTTTTGTGAGGATACAACGCGGTGCTCGGTAGCGAACGCTGATTACCTCTTGATGTTCCGTCGCAAGGGTGAAAACAAGATACCTGTTGAGCAAGAAAACGGGATGCTTGAATACGCTGGTGAGTCTCAACCGCCGGAAGAATTTCGACACCTTCGCGGCATGGTCGGCGATCAGAAAAAGAACTCGTACTCGCAATGGATTTGGCGGAACTACGCTTCATCGGTTTGGATGGATATCCGAATCGATCGAGTGCTCAATGTCGAAGAGTCGCGGGACTTGGAAGACGAGAAGCACGTGCACCCCTTGCAATTGGACGTAATCGAACGCGCGGTGGCTATGTGGTCAAATCCTGGTGAGACGGTCTTAACCCCGTTTATGGGCGTCGGGTCGGAAGTCTACGGGGCGGTGAGCTTGGGCCGTCGCGGCATCGGCTGCGAACTCAAACCGAGCTACTTCCGGCAGGCTGTGAAAAACCTTGCATCGCTCGGCAAGCAGCAAGTAACGGAACAACAACCGTCCCTCTTCGACTAACAGGTTGGCTCGCCTGGGCAAAGGTGCCTGCGACTTGAACCGCAGGAATCCCGCCAAACGAGCTGGTGCGCGGTAAGTGCCGGTGTCTCACCTAACTACCGCTTCAACCTCCACGCTCCGCCTCGAAAGGGGCGGGGCGTTCTTTAATCCTTTAACGTGACGAGCGAGTAAATGGAAAAAGAAATCTACAACGGGCGGTACATTGCCTACAGTAACGGTGACATAGCAAACGCGGTAACGGGCAAGATTCTGTCCGGCGGCAAGAATTCCAGAGGCTACTTGACCGTGAGTCTTTACGATGGGTCAAGCCCTAAGCGGCCTAGATCGTTTCTAGTTCATCGCCTCATCGCCCAAGCGTTTCTAGGTGACGACGAAGGCAAGCAGATCAACCACAAGAACGGCAACAAGCTCGACAACCGGGTCGAGAACCTTGAGTGGGTGACGAATCAAGAAAACGTCGATCACGCTCGATTCGTTCTCGGCAAGGATGGATTTGGCATCAAGTCACCTCGATGCAAGATTGCACCTGAGATTGTCGAGCGTATCAAACAACGCGACCGGACAGCTCCTTCATGGGCGGCCGAGTTGGGTTGCAGTGCGGATTACATCTATCAAATCAGATCAGGCCGGTATCGGTCGAGAGGGTGAGAAAAATGCAACTCCGCGACTATCAACGCTGTTCTGTCGATGCGGCGTATCAGTACCTAAAAGACTTTCAAGGCAATCCGGTTATCTGCTTGCCGACTGGAGCGGGGAAGTCGATTGTCATCGCGGAACTGGCACGCATCGCGGTGCAGGACTTCGGCGGTCGTGTGCTAGTCTTGCAGCATCGCAAAGAGTTGATCGAGCAGAACGCCGAGAAGATTCGAGCGTTACTACCGGGCATTGAGGTTGGCTTATTCTCGGCGGCATTGAAGCAGCGGGAATGCTCGCAGGATGTTGTTGTCGGCGGCATCCAGAGTATCTACAAGCACGCCAATATACTTGGGCGGCGTAATCTCATCGTCATTGACGAATGCCACTTGTGCAGCGACAACGCAAATAGCATGTACGGCAAGTTGCTTGCAGACATTGCATCGCTAGGCTATTCGCATCGCGTCGTAGGTTTGACCGCAACTCCATACAGAACGGAAAGCGGCAAGATTTACGGCGTCGAAAATC